TTAATTGAAAGATTAAGAAATTATCTTGATGAAACATCAAGACAAGCATTATTAAATCGTAGGGCATCAGAAGCTGAAGCTAAAATGACTGAGCTACAACAGGTTCCTTACACAATTTATATAGGATAATATGGCAATGTTTACCACCCAAAGGGATATGTCTCTAGTTAGGAAACTAAATAGAGAATTAATGGGAAATATAATTACCCAACAGTGTTCTGTTTATCAATTTAAATTAGAAGAAACAAAAGTTAATTTATATGGTGAAGCAGATGCAGAAAAATATTATGATGGTCCCTTTATTTTTAATGTTCTTATAAATAGAACAAATGAACAATATGCTGAAAATATAGAAGGTGTACAGTTTGGTCAACCAATTGAATTTTATTTCTTTAGAGATGATATTAAAGATGCTGACGTATTAATTAGGGTTGGTGATATCATTTTATACCAAGAAAGTTATTATGGTGTTCAAAGTACTGTTGCTAACCAATATTGGGGAGGAAAAAATCCTGCTTACCCAAATAATGTAAACCCATTAAATCCAGGATTAGAAAACTTTGGTAATAATTTATCAGTATTAGTATCTACTTATTATATACCAGCTGATAAAGTTGCAATATCACCATATCAAGAAAGAATGTAATGGCAAGACCTAGAAAACCCGTACCGAAGACACAAAGACAATTAAGTATTGAAAAGCAACAAGCTTTTAAAGGAATTGAAGACAGAGGAGATGTAGGCAATCCTAATTTTGCTGATGATAACTTTAACGCTAATTCTCAGGCAACAGGTATTGAGCATAATAGATCAACTCAAATGAGTTTTAAAGATGATGCAACCAAACAATATTCTGTTGGTATCCAAGATCTAGATGAAGCTGTATTTTATTACTTCCATAATGTAATAAAACCTTTTGTAATGCAAAATGGAATAAGAAGAGAAGTACCTGTTATTTATGGTGCCCCCGAAAGATGGAAATCATTTCAAAGAGATGGATATTATAGAGATAAACAAGGTGCAATTATGTTACCTATTATAGTAATTAAAAGAGACACAATAACAAAAGATAGATCAGTTGCAAATAAATTAGATGCTAATCAACCTAATTTATATGGTGTTTGGCAAAAAAGTTATAGTTCTAAAAATTTCTATGACAATTTTTATACATTAAATAATAGAAAACCAGTTGATGTTTTTCATGCTGTTGCTCAACCTGATTACGTAACATTAGAATATAGTTGTTTAATTCAAACTTATTATATGTCTCAATTAAATAAAATAATTGAAGCATGTGAATATGCCTCTGATGCATATTGGGGTAATCCAGAAAGATTTAAATTTAGAGCATTTATTGATTCATTTACTACCGCAACTGAATTAGTACAAAACCAAGATAGATTAGTTAAAGGTACTTTTGGAATAAGATTAAGAGGATACATAATACCTGATACAATTCAAAAAGAATTAAAATCTCTAAAAAAGTATAATTCTAAAGCAAAAGTTACAATAACTAATGAAGTTGTACGTGATATGAGAGATTTAGATCCGATAAGAAATCCTACATTAGATGGTAGAAAAAGAAATTAATTTTAACATATTTTTGATATATTTATAACCAAATATAAAATATTATGTCTAATAAGTTATCAAAAGAAGAAGTTTCATTATTAAATAGTTATCAAGCAAAAAATAATGAGATAATATTTGGTTTAGGAAACATCGAGTTAAATAAGATGATCCAAAATGAACAAAAAGAGGAGTTATTTAAAAATTTTAAAGAACTTCAAAAAGAACAAAATACTACTGCTAAAGAGTTAGAAAAAAAATACGGTAGCGGTAATATAGATTTAAAAACAGGAGAAATAATTCCAATAAAGTAAATTTTTGAAATAATTTCTCATATTTATAACAAAATAAATAACAAAATATTTAATATAAGAAAATGGCAGAAACATTAATATCTCCAGGTGTATTAGCAAGAGAAAATGATCAATCATTCATCCAGCAAAATCCCGTCGAATTTGGTGCCGCTATTATAGGACCGGCTGTAAAAGGACCAGTTGAAATACCTACTTTAGTTACTTCTTTTAGTGAATACCAAGCAATTTTTGGTACAACTGTAGAAAGTGCTTCTAGAGAGTATGGATATTTAACTTCCGCAGCAGCTAATAACTATTTTAGACAAGGAGGCACGTCACTTTTAGTTACCAGAGTTACTCATGGTGAATTTACAGCTGCATTTACTTCAGGAAGTACTGCAGGTTCAGGTAATTCAGGTATAATGAATACAGCAACTTCAGAATCATTACAGATTCAAACAATTTCTGAAGGTGCTATAATGAATAATTATCAAGCTACTGATTCAGCTAATGGAACATTAGATTCTGGTTCATTAGATAATGTTAGATGGGAAATTTCAGGTGTTAATACTGGTTCAGGTACTTTCTCTTTAATAGTAAGACAAGGTAATGACACATCAAACCAAAAATCAATATTAGAAACATGGAATGAATTATCACTCGATCCGTTTGCTGCCAACTATATCGAGAAAGTAATTGGAAACCAATCATACAATATTAGACAAGATGGTTCAGATTATTATGTACAAGCTTCAGGAAGCTATGTAAACAAAAGTAAATATATTTCTGTAAAACAGGTATTACAACCAACTCCAAATTTCTTTAACAATAATGGAACTCCATCAAGTGGTTCTATGAATGGGGTTGCTGATATACCTTATGTAAACTTTATCCCAGTTGCAAGTTCTGGTTCATTTACTGGTGCTACTGGATATAATGTACAAGCTGCTACATCTCCAATGAAATTTAATCAAAATATTAGTAATACTAATATTCAAGGATTAACTGCAACAGATTATTCACAATCAATTTCATTATTGAATAATCAAGACGAATATAACTTTAATGTTATAGTAGCTCCAGGATTAATAGCAGATTCAACATATGCAGCTCATATTACTCAAGTTAATTCTTTAGTATCATTAGCAGAAAATAGACAAGATTGTATTGCAGTAATTGATGTTTCAAAATATGGAAGTACAGTATCTGCAACAGTTAATAGTTCAACAGCATTTGATTCAAGTTATGCCGCTACTTATTGGCCTTGGTTACAATCAATAGATCCGACAAGTGGCCAAACGGTTTGGTCGCCAGCTTCAGCGTTTATACCGGGTGTATATTCATTCACTGATGCTTCATCGGAACCATGGTTCGCTCCAGCAGGTTTAATTAGAGGTGCGCTAGGTAACGTAATAAGAGCTGAAAGAAAATTAACATCAGGTAATAGAGACACTTTATATAGTGCTAATATAAATCCAATAGCTACATTCCCAGGAAGAGGAGTTGTAGTATTTGGACAGAAAACATTACAAGTTAGAGCAAGTGCTTTAGATAGAGTAAATGTTAGAAGATTATTAATCACATTAAAAAGCTTTATAACTCAAGTATCAGATAACTTAGTATTTGAACAAAATACAATAGCTACAAGAAATAATTTCTTAAGCCAAGTTAATCCATACTTAGAATCAGTACAACAAAGACAAGGATTATACGCGTTTAAAGTTGTAATGAATGAAACTAACAATACACCAGATGTAATTGATAGAAACGAATTAGTAGGTGCGATTTATTTACAACCAACTAAAACAGCTGAATTTATAATTTTGGATTTCAACGTACTGCCAACAGGAGTTGAATTCCCAGCGTAAAAAAATAAAAATAGAATATTTATAACAAGAATAAATAATTAGATAAAATGGCAATATTAGACCCAAACGAAATATTTTACACAGCTTTTGAGCCAAAGCAACAAAATAGATTTATCTTATATGTTGATGGAATTCCTTCTTACCAAATTAAAGGAGTTGGAGCTGTTTCACTAACACAAGGTACAGTTCAGTTAAACCATATTAACGTTGCAAGATACGTAAAAGGAAAAACTCTTTGGAATACAATTTCAATGACATTATTTGATCCTATTACACCGTCAGGAGCTCAAGCGGTAATGGAATGGGTTAGATTACACCATGAATCAGTAACTGGTAGAGATGGTTACAGTGATTTCTATAAAAAAGATCTTACATTTAATGTATTAGGACCAGTAGGTGATATCGTATCTGAATGGATCATTAAAGGAGCTTTAATTACAGAAGCTGGATTTGGTGATTATAACTGGGATAATGAAAATGCTGCACAAGAATTATCATTAACTGTACAACCAGATTATTGTATCTTAAACTTCTAATACAAGTTTAAAGAAATATTAAAAATAGCTTGGCTTTGCCAAGCTTTTTTTTTATATTGATATGTATTAACAAACGTTATTAAATAAAGACTATGGCTGAATTTAAATTCCCCACTGAAGAGATAGACTTACCTTCAAAAGGAAAAGTATATCCAAAAGAAAACCCATTATCTTCTGGAAAAGTAGAAATGAAATATATGACTGCTAAACAAGAAGATATATTAACTAACCAATCATATATCCAAAAAGGTATTGTATTAGATAAATTATTAAAATCATTAATTGTTAATTCAAAAATTAATATTGATGATTTAGTAGTAGGTGATAAAAATGCTTTATTA